TGAGCTTACTAAAAAAGAGATCATCAAAGAAGTAGTTAAATCTGGTAAAGATCCAAGCTATTTTATTAATAATTACTGTAAAATTTCTCATCCACTTAAAGGCTCTATTCCCTTTAGAACATTTGGTTACCAAAGTGACTTACTAAAAGATTTCAACGATCACCGGTTTACAGTAATTTTGAAAGCTCGTCAGCTGGGTATTTCTACAATCGTAGCTGCTTATGTTGTTTGGCTTATGTTGTTCCACCGTGATAAAAATATCCTTGTCATGGCCACCAAGTTTAGTACCGCTGCAAACTTAGTCAAAAAAGTAAAGAATATTATGCGAAACATGCCACCTTGGATTCGCATATCAGATATATCTGTTGATAACAGAACTAGCTTCGAGCTGTCTAATGGCTCTCAGATTAAAGCAACATCAACCTCTGGTGACGCTGGTCGTTCAGAGGCTTTGTCTCTTCTTGTTATTGACGAGGCTGCTCACGTTGAAGGGTTGTCAGAGCTTTGGACTGGCTTGTATCCTACACTATCAACAGGTGGTCGTTGTATCGCATTGTCTACTCCTAACGGTGTCGGCAACTGGTTCCACAAGACTTATGTGGATGCTGAAAAAGAGGAAAATGATTTCAAGCCTATTTGCTTGCCTTGGGATGTTCATCCTGAAAGAGATCAAGCTTGGTTTGAGAATGAAACAAAAAACATGTCCCGTCGCCAAATCGCACAGGAGCTGGAGTGTAACTTCAACACATCTGGCGAGACTGTTATTCACTCTGATGATCTGGAAAGAATTCATACAACGATAAGAGACCCAGAATATAGAACTGGATATGATAGAAATTATTGGATATGGGAAGAGTATAAGCCTGAATCCAATTATATGGTTGTTGCTGATGTCGCCCGTGGTGATGGCGCAGACTTTTCAGTTTTCCATGTTTTTAAATTAGATACTATGGAAGTTATTGCTGAATACCAAGGTAAGCCAAGCTTAGACATGTATGCCAACATTTTAAATCAAGTTGGTAAAGAATATGGTAACGCTTTGATGGTGGTTGAGAATGTTGGAATTGGTATTTCCGTGTTAGAAAAACTGCAAGAGTTAGAGTATCCAAATTTATATTATTCAGTTAAAGGAACGCATGAGTATATTGAGCCAACTTTGGCTTCCAGCACCAGTAATGCTGTTCCGGGGTTTACAACATCAAGCAAGACTAGACCATTAATAGTTGCAAAACTAGAAGAGTTCATTAGAAATAAACTAGTTAATGTGTATTCGGTGCGACTTTTTAATGAATTTAAAACTTTTATTTGGAATAACGGGAAGCCTCAAGCAATGAGAACTTATCATGATGATCTAGTCATGTCTCTGGCAATAGGTTGTTGGGTGAGGGATACAGCATTAGCTGCGGGAACAAGAAACGTTAACCATAAAAAAGCTTGTTTAGATTCGATTATTTTTACTTCTCGAAGAATAAATACACAGATTCCCGGCCAAATAGGCTACGAAAAAGATATTTTGCAAAAAGCTCACCAGAGTGTTAATGAACAAAAGCAATTTATATGGCTTCTAAAAGGATAATTAAAAAATGGCTAACCAGAGTTCAAATCCACGAAATCCAGAATCTACTTTATTTAGAAGATTAACTAGACTGTTTTCTGGACCAATAACAAACTACCGCTCTCAGATGACGAGAGACTATAAAAGATCTCAGTTAGATCATTATGCTAGTAGATTTAAAACTGCATCCGGGCAACAATTTAAGCGAAGTGGTTATAATCCATTTGAGCAGATCAACGCTTCGGCAATGGCAAATCAAAGAAGAACCGAAAGGTATGGCGACTTTGATCAGATGGAGTATACACCAGAAATTGCATCAGCACTTGATATTTATGCCGATGAGATGACAACACACTCATCGCTTCAGCCAATGTTGACAATCAAATGTCCTAATGAAGAAATTAAGGCGATCCTTGCTACGCTCTACCAGAATGTATTGAACGTTGAATACAACTTATTTGGCTGGTGTAGGACAATGTGCAAGTATGGAGATTATTTTTTATATTTAGATATTGATGAAGGTCATGGAATTAAAACTGTTATTGGCTTGCCTGCTGGTGAGGTCGAGAGGCTTGAGGGCGAGGATAAGACTAATCCAAATTATGTTCAGTTCCAATGGAATTCCGCAGGAATGACTTTTGAGAATTGGCAGATGGCTCACTTCCGCATTCTTGGTAATGACAAATATACTCCTTATGGGACATCAGTACTAGAGCCTGCTCGTCGTATTTGGCGTCAGCTTACTCTTATGGAAGACGCCATGATGGCTTACAGAGTAGTGCGAGCACCTGATAGAAGAGTATTTTATATTGATGTTGGAAATATCCCTGCACCTGACGTTGAGCAGTATATGCAGAAAGTTATGACTTCCATGAAGAGAAATCAATTGGTTGATCCATCGACTGGTCGAGTAGATCTCCGCTACAATCCTATGAGTGTAGAGGAAGATTACTATATTCCTGTCCGTGGAGATAGCTCAACGAAGATTGAGAATTTGGCGGGCGGGCAGAACGCAGCTGCAATCGATGATGTTAAGTATCTTAGAGATAAATTATTCTCTGCTCTAAAAATTCCTGCTTCTTATCTAACACAAGGCGAGGCAGGCACAGAAGACAAAACAACGCTTGCACAGAAAGATATTCGTTTCGCCAGAACTATTCAACGTCTACAGCGAGCAGCTATTTCAGAGCTAGAGAAAATCGGTGTTATCCACTTGTATACTCTTGGCTTCAGAGGAGACGATCTATTAAACTTCTCACTTTATCTTAATAATCCTTCAAAGCTTGCGGAACTGCAAGAACTAGAACATTGGAAGACTAAGTTTGAAATCGCTTCTACAGCTACCGAAGGATACTTCTCAAGACGCTGGATCGCAGAGCACTTGTTTAACCTTACACAAGATGAATTCCTAAGGAATCAAAGAGAGATTTTCTATGATCGCAAGTACGATTCACAGTTGGCTTCCGCAGCTGAGCAATCTGCGCAAGCTGAGACTGCCTTTGCTTCTGCTACATCGACAGGGCTAGGGGGCATATCAGACTTGGCTGGTGGCGGCGGTGGAGATCTTGCTGCTGAGATTACGCCCGAAGGCGGTGTTGAGGGCGGTGCTGAAGCACCCGCGACACCACCAACTGAAGCTGGAGCTGAAACACCTGCCCCAGAAGGTCAGGAATCTGCACTCCTTGCGGTACCGGGTAAGAGAGATATTTCGGAAAAAGATAATCGTGAAAAAGGTGGGACAGGTCCAGATAACCGAAAAAGACGATCTACAAGACGTGGAATGGAGTTTTCTACAAGAACTATCTTCCCCGGAGGCTATGGTTCAACCGGAATGAATCAATTAAGGCAGAATGAGAATAAAGGTTCTAATTATGAAGAAAAGGAAATGCTTCTAGAAGAAAAACTCCTAAAAGCACCTTATGAAGTTCAAGCAATAATTGATAGTCTAGAATCAAAGGAATCTAAGAAATGAAGCATAATAAAAAAAGAAATACTGCCTTTTTATATGAAACACTTATCGCTGAGATGACCAAGGGGATTATCAAAAAAGATGATGCCAGAAGATCGAAAGCAAAAAGATTGGTCAAAAAGTATTTTAGAAAGGGCACTGCTCTAAACCGGGAACTTGATCTATACAATAGTATTTTAGAAACAAGAGGAGTAGATAAGTTAGTTGCCGAAAAGATTATCTTTGAAGCGAAGACGCAGAGAAAGTTCATACTTGATGATGCTGTGTTCCAAGAGCAGACTGAGCTTATTGGTGATATGAACAAAGAATATACAAAATCAGTATTCTCTAATTTTATTCCAAACTATAAGAATCTCGCAACTTTGGCACAAATTTTTAATACCGATGTTCCAATTAAGAATCGAGTTTTACTAGAGACAAAAGTTATTGATTATATGACATCCGCACCGGAAGAGGCAAAAGATAAAATGGAGCCTATTGACAATCTCGTTTTTAATACGTTTGTCAAGAAGTTTAATGAAAAATACACTGATAGCCTAAACGAGAATCAAAAGGCACTATTGACCCGATACATTTCCTCATTCGGTCCCCAGAGTATCGATTTCAAGATTTATTTAAACGACGAGCTTGGTAGACTAAAAGAATCAGTACGACACTTTATTAACGAAACTCAGGACACATCAGATGTAGAAACTCTAGATGGGACACAGAAAGTTTTAACTGAGCTGGAGAGTTATTCCTCAAGACAAATCAATGAAGGTCTAATTCGAAACATACTAAAGATTCAACAGTTGGTTCAGGAGCTAGAAAGCGATGACAGTTAAAATTGTTGTAAATAAAAATGCGGAAGCTAAAGACGCAACCGAAAAGGTAGCTGAGAAGCCTAGCCAAACTAAATCTATCAAATTTAAGTTGGATATTAGGTCAACCATGGATGATAGACTTATTATTAGCGATCATCCAGAAGTTGATATTGTCATTTCAACAAAAGATAACAAGATAACACTTTTTCCAAAAGATAAAACAACCGATATGGTTTACGACACACAAAATGATTTTTTTAAATTCATGAAGAAGAAAGGTATCGTTGAGCCTTCTAGTGTTCGTGGAGGAAATGTGTTTGGTGCTATTGAAGGTGTAATAGTGCCAAATAAGTCAGACGAGATGTTGGCCCTAGTTGTTATGAACATTGCTAAGTTTATTGAGAAGGAGCAGCCTTTCTTTGAATATCTCAAGAAGTATGAAGAGATGGAAGAAAAAATGTTCCTTGATCCGGACGACGCAGATTCTACCGAGCTTGGTGAAGTTCCACAAAAAGCTACTAAGGGTGGAATCCGCCCCGGCTACGGCGGAGTTAGTTCTTATTTCTTAAGTTATATGTTGTGAGGGTAATGTGGATTTAATGTATTTTATATTAGCTGCGTATGGAATGACGCAGCTTATTGTTTATGGGACTATCTTTAATAAGATTAGACCCACCAAAGAATGGTTGTGGGGTTTCGGAGAGTTGTTCAATTGTCCGATGTGTATGGGATTTTGGGTTGGTGTGTTTTTGTGTGGTATTAATGATTATACCGAACTATTTACTTTTGATCATACTGTGATAAATTATTTTGTTCTTGGCTGTATTAGTTCTGGAACTTCATATATTCTCTGTATGACTTTTGATGATTTTGGCTTGAAGCTTAAATTTAAGGAGTAAACAATGCGCCGTTTAAATATCCCAGAAGTTCGACGTTGCTGTAAGGGCTCTTAGCTCATGCGGGTTGCGCCCGCTTTAGGAATATAATAAGGAACCAAAAATGAAAAAACAACTTTTAAGAGAATTTTATGAGTTATGCCCAGATGGCGCTTGTTTAGATGTCTTGACTGAATCTGAAAAACGAGAAATGTCTGAAGGTAAAGCTTTATATTTGGTTGGCAAATGTCACGAAGCAGAAAGACTCAATGGCAATAAGAGAAAATATCCACTTGATATTCTCCGTCGCGAAGTTCAAAAATATATGGAAGTTGTTAAAGATCGTCGCGCTTGTGGCGAGCTTGATCACCCAGAAGATTCTGTTGTAAACCTTAAGAATGCCTCACATATGGTAACTGATATGTGGTGGAACGGTAACATTCTCATGGGCAAGATAAAAGTCCTGACAACTCCGTCAGGACAAATACTTCGTGCTCTCGTGGATGACGAAGTAAAGATTGGTATTTCATCTAGATCACTTGGTTCTTTAAGAGAAACAAGAGAAGCTGCGATTGTCCAAGACGATTTACAGTTGATTTGTTTCGATATAGTGTCAGAGCCATCTACCCCTAACGCCTTTATGTATAAAAAAGAAGACATCAACATTAATGAGAGCCAAGGTACATCTAAAGGTGGTAAAATCAAGCAACTGCTGGGGAATATTATCAAAGATTTTGAATAACTTGCTATGAAATAAACTATTTAAGTTGTATTGGAGATTTTAAACATGTCTACATCTGAGACCCGCCTAAACGCCCTTGTTAGAGAGGCTATTCTTGAGGCTAAACAAGAAATTAATGAATTTAAAATTATTGAAAGTGATATTATTGAAGAGAATAAGAGACTTCAAGAAGAAGGGCTTGACGCTAGTGGAATTATCCTAAGAGAGTTCATGCGTCAGCAGGCAATTCAAGAGCTTGGCGAAGACAACATTAATGAAGAGCTTCTACAAGAATTTGTTGGTAACATGTGGGCTAAAGTTAAGCACATGGGAGCAAAAGCTGGAATCGGAATGGGTAAGATTCTTGGCCTAAACCAAGACGCTAAGGTCATGAAAATGGATCGCAAGCAGCTTAAGAAGATGCTTCAAAGAGCCGGAACTGTAATTCCGTCTGGAATGCAGAAGTTGATGCTCAAGAAAGATAAAGACGGCATGATGTTCCCAAACCAGAAAGACAATGCAGCCTTTGCCAACAGGCTAAACGCAATGCTTTTTGCTTATGGTTCAATCTTGGCTGCTCTTGAAGATGGAAAAATTCCACATGAGACTGCGGTCACAGCGGTCGAGGCTCTTAGAAAATTTATCCAAACCTCACAAGGTAAACTCTCTGGTGTATACAAAGTATTTAAAGAAGAGGAGGAGGTCGATGAAGAGCTTCTTAATGAGTTTGTTCAAGGTTCATTGATCAAGCTTGCAAAAGGCAAAGGTCTTATGGGCGTGAACTTTAACGCAGTATTAAATAAGGCACAGGAAGCTGCTGCTTCTGGAGATTGGAGTTCAATTACAACAACTATTGGGGATCTAACCTCAAGAATTGCAGCACCGGGCGGAGCTAGAGATCAAGCAGGTAATGCAGTTTTGGCACAGTTGAAAGATCTCGCTGCGCAGGCTCCGACTGCTGCCGCAGGCGGCGGTGGTGCTGCTGCTACCACTGGTGCTGGTGGCGCTAAGGCACTTACAGTTACCACTGTTGGCCCAACTGCAAATAATTCTATTTTGATTACAAAAACAGTACCCGCTTATAAAGGGCTTCTAGCTACTTTGGGCGTGTCACCAGCAGCAGCTGCGGCTGCACTAGCTGGTGCAGGTGTTCTAATGGCAGGTGCCTTATACCTCAATGGTAAGTATAGATCTAGATCTGCTGCCTTGAAAAAGGCTCTTGATTCTATGGAGATCCCAGAGCCTACCAAAGAGACCAATGTTATTCCAGAACCCGGCGAGCCTAAGCCTGTTATGCCACCCGGTGTGGACCCAGTGAAGGATCCTCAAAAAACTCAGACCCCTGAGGAGACCCCTGATGAGGCTCCTACCGGAGAAGAAGGAGAGGCTAAGATTAAACTCTTTAATGAGAAGGATTCTGATTTCCTTGCAGCAAGAATAATGCAGAGCCTCAAATCACAGGGAATTGAACTCGATATTAAGGTAAGGGGCGCAGTCAAGAATATTATTAAAGACCTCGCAAAACAAATGCAGGCGAACAAACTTCAAGTTGAATCTACCGAGATCAACGAGGCTAAGTCTTACCCTAATGTCTACAGAACTACATTCGCTAAGATGGAAGAAGATGGTTTAAGTGCTAAGACAGTTGAAAGATTGCTTAAAGCAATGGAACAAAATCAGGTCATTCCATCTGGTAAAAGCAGAGACAGAGATGAAATTGCAATGAAGGCATATGAAAAGATGTCCAAGAAACTTGGCAAGGGTGCTGGGCTTAAGAAGAATCTTGGTCGGGCCATGGGCCAGTCTGGTGGACTTGAGAAGTTGTTTGCGAAACTCAAGCTGTCCAGCACAAGAACTGGAGGGTATGTTTCACCATCTAAGGGTAAGGTCCAAGTTGGCGCTGCTATTGGTGGCAAGCTAATGCAGGTTCTGCCAGCCGATATGGAACAGCGTGACAAACAAAAGATTGTTACAAGAGTAATCAAATTGGCTAAGAGCTTCTTGAGAAAAGAATTTAATGCACAAAATATCAAGAAAGTTGCAATTAGAGAATCAAAAGAAGCGCAAAGATGGCACTTGCTTGCAGGTATTTCCGATAACAAGAAGGTAATATGAAAAGAGCAGAGCTTAAAAAACTCTTGAAACCAATGGTTAAAGAGTGTATAAAAGAAAGCCTTCTAGAAGAGGGAGTTCTTTCTTCAATCATATCAGAGGTTATGAGAGGAGTAGGTACTCCTATGATTCAAGAGAAGCCTGTAAAAGCTGAGCCTATGTTTAAAGCTGATGTGGTTAGTAAAAAATCAAATATCAATGAAGGTAGAAAGAAGCTTTTAGATGCAATTGGTGCCGGAGCGTATGGTGGGGTTGATCTATTTGAAGGTACAACACCAGATATTCCACGGCAAAGATCCGCAGAATCACCAGCTTCGAGCCCACTTGGTGATATAGATCCGGCAGATCCGGGCGTTGATATTGCAGGTATTGTTGCACTTGGTGGCAAGAACTGGGGAGCATTCTTGAAATAATGCCCAACATTTACGCCGCCGCTACTGACACAACAATGATCGTTAACGACAAAAGCACGTTTGCTCTTGCTCGTGGTGCTTCTGCTGCCGATATGGCTGTGCCTGACGCTGGACCTCTGTTCGGAGCAGATCGTTACGACGTTGCGATAAGAGCTTCAAAGAGCGCAAGTGGATTTGGAATCTACCGTCACTTTATGGCTTTTGACACTAGCGCAATAACAAACATTCCAGAGTCAGCAAGGCTGCATATTTACGGATACCAACGAGGGACTTCCGATGTTATTCCTATTCGTATCGCTGCTGCTGCTACCGGAGACACATCAAGTAACTTTAGTGCTGACGATTTTGATCAAGTTACCAATATGAAGTACGCAGAGCACATTAGTAGTTGGAGCACTTCAGGCTATAACAGCTTTACCCTGAATCAGGATGCCCTAAACCGTATCGCAAGTTTGGACACTTTTAAGGTAGCATTGGTAAACTTCACACACGATTTTAGCAACTCAGCGCCGACAAGTAATGTAAACCTTAGATCAGGTATGTATTTCGCTGGCTATTCTGACGTTGCTTTCCGCCCTTACATTTCTTATACAGCGGGCTCTGTTGATGTTGATGACGCCATAAAGCAATACCGCAGAAAGCAAAGAAGAGTTAGATCACGAGGCGGCAGAACAAAAGGCTTTAGTATTTCTCGTGTCGCTTCACCACCCGCTGGTGGCAAAGTCGTTTCAAATGGTTTTAAAACAGACGGTTTCTAAATACCAAACTAATTAATTCGTAAGAGGTTAAAAATATGTCTAACAGTTTTATATACTCCACCGGGCTAAACCATGTAGGCGCTTATCAGGTGAGCGCCCAACCTTATCTATCATCTTCAATTACAGCCCCGGCAAATACCGCAGAACCATTGGAAATTAAATTTGGACAAGTAACTAAGTTTATTATTGTTCGTAACGAAACAGACTCCACTGGAGATATTCGTGTTGGCTTTTCTTCTGGCGGGCTTGTTGGAACAAACTTTGTGCGCTTGGCAGTTTCAGAGTCACTTTCAGCAGATTATAAAGTATCATCAGTATTTGTTCGATCTGATAATGGCAGTACACAATCAGTTTCAATTGTCGCTGGATTGATAAATGTTCCAACAATTAGACTAACAGCTGCTTCACCATCTGGCTCTAACTGGTCAGGCTCACTTGGTGTTGGCTAAAGAGGAAAAATGAGTCGCGCAAGAAATAACAGATATAGAACCAATAGGTCACGAAATAATTGTAGTAGACCTTCAAATTTAACGGTCTTTCCGAAGAATGACGAACATCCGGATAGAACAATTAAAAGGTTCCTTCGTAAAACAAAGAAGTATAGAATTATTGAGCAATTTAAAGAGCATGTCTATTACGAAAAGCCTTCTGCTAAAAGAAGAAGAAAGAAGCTTCGTAGAGAAAAGCTAATTAAGAAAAACGCTCAACGGGCAAATAATTCATAATAAGTATTATTGGATTTATTGTATTTTACATACTACTTATTTGTGAATTATTCCTTTTACGGAGAACATATTAAATGTCATCATTGTTAGAACAAGCTATAGTTGATGCTCAGGCATTGAGAGAAGCTGCAATTAAAAGTGCAGAGAACACTATTCTAGAGAAGTATTCAGCCGAAGTTAGAGAAGCAGTCTCTTCCCTTCTAGAACAAGAAGAGGATGAAGAGCTAGAGCTTGGCGATATCACTGGAGAAGTCGTGGACGACGACAAGGAAGAAGAGATTGTCCCTGATGCAGCCAAAGAGGGTGAGAAGCTTTGTCCTTGCCCCGATGATGATGAAGAGATCGAAGTAGTTTTTGATGATCTTGTAGACCTCCAGAAAGAACTTCCAATGGGCTCAAAAGAAGAGATGCCTTCTGATGAAGAGATGCCTTCTGACGATATGCAACAGCTCGAAGAAGAGTTTGAGCTTACTGAAGATATGCTTAGCGTTTTGGACGAAGAACTTGATGAAGCAAGTAAGCCACCAATCAAGAAAGAAGATGGCGATTTTGTTGTTCGTTACAATAGCGATCTTGAAGAGTATTCAGTCGGTAAGCCAAATGATCCAGAAGAGAAACTTTATTACACCAGTGATAAGGAAGATGCAATGGACACACTTGAGCGCATGGCATCTGATGATGACAAGATGGATGAAGAGATCGAGCTAACTGAAGAAAATCTTGAAGCTATCATGGAAGAACTTGTTGTTGACATTAAGCCTCAAAAGAGAGGTTGGGCTGGCACACCGGGTCCTACAATGGACTATTATGCAGAACTTGAGCTTGCACGCCTTGCTTCAACAGAAGCTCAAGAAGAGATTGAGACCATGAAAGCGGCTCTCTCTAACATTAAGAAAGATTACGCTCAATTGAGCGAGAGCTTTGACTCTGCCGCTGGCAGAAATAAAAAGCTCACCCAAACAGTTTCTAGCTTGCAAGAGAAACTTGAAGAAGTAACTCTTACAAATGCTAGATTATTTTACACGAACCGTACACTGAATAGCGACTCGCTGAATGAGCGACAAAAGAATAAGATTGTCGAAGCTATTTCGGAAACTCGTTCTGTAAATGAGGCGAAACTCGTATTTGAAACGCTTCAAAGCGCAGTGGGTTCATCTGTCGAAAGCAGAGGACCAAAGTCACTTAGCGAAGCAGTAAATCGTAATTCGCCTCTGATGGCTCGCAGAGAGTCATCAAGCAGTGCTGAAAGACCTGTGGTCGAGCGTTTGCAAAGACTCGCAGGCATCAAGAAACTTTAAAAAAGGAGATAATAATCATGTCTATTCTAAATAAATTGACAGAAGGTATTGTTAATCGTGATCTCCGTCAAGAAGGTACTGCTCTTCTCACTAAGTGGGAAAGAACAGGTCTTCTGGAAGGTCTCGATAATGATCGTACCAAGCATTCTATGGCACGTCTACTTGAGAACCAAGCTAAGCAGCTTCTTAAAGAGGCAGCTGGTTCCTCTATGGCAGCAGGTGATGTTGAGGGTTTCGCCGCTGTAGCATTCCCAATCGTTCGTCGTGTGTTCGGCGGATTGATTGCTAACGAACTCGTTAGCGTCCAACCAATGAGCCTCCCTTCGGGTCTCATTTTCTTCCTCGATTTCACCTTTGGTGATTCCCGTCTCGGTCAGACCGATGGCGATTCACTCTACGGTGGCGGTGTTGTTGGTCAGGCAATCACTGGCGGTGTTACCTTAACTGGTGACTCAGCTGATGCCGGTCCTTATAACCTAAACAATGGCTATTCTTCCGCGACTGGCTCAATCGGCATTAAAGCTGGTTTTGTTGTTGAGGCTTCTGGTGTTATTGGTGTTGCTGCCGGTGCCGGCGACTTCCCAATCTCACAGGCAGATACTGATACACTTAACGAGCTTACTCGTTATGACGCGGACCTTGTTGGCTCAAGCGTTGTTGTCGTCTCTATGACAGGCTCCAATACTTTGGCACAGTTTAATCATCAGGATCTCGTTGGCATTGCATCTGGTGATGCAGCAGCTGTTCGTCCCGGTCGTCTCGTTCGTCGTTTGACCCAGCTTTCTTCTGGATCAACTGCCGATCAGAATCCATCTTCCGCTGCTTACAAGATCACCATGGTCTTTGAGGGAACTGGTTCACAGACTATTGGTGGCGAGGGAACACTTGATAACCTTCTCGATACTCTTACCGCAAGTGCTTTGGTTAAGAGCTTCGACTTCCCAATTAAGGATAACTTTAATGGTACAGCAACTGCTGGTGCTGTTTCAG